ACCCGTCTTATTTGGTAGACCAAAACATTGTCCCAGCTTATGCGGCTGTCGATATTAATCCAAGCCTAACTACTGCATTGCAAGATTTCCCATTGCTAGACCCAGATTCAAACCCTTTTCAATTGGTTAAAGATACTGTCAAAATCACTATGTATGGGATTCGTAACCATGAAGCATTGAATTTTGTGCAATATATCCTTGATTACAGCCGAAATACCGACAATATTGGTTTAATGAATATGCCTGTAATGCAGGATGAAAAAATGACCCAATCGGAACTTGGCATCATGGCTCAAAAGAAAACCATTACTTTTGAAGTAAGTTATTACCAAAGTACAGTAAACGATATTGCAAGAAAATTAATTGAACACGCATTTATGGAAATTACCCCATTTACCCCATAGAATGACTTGCGGTAGTAAAATTATGTAGTTAATATGTTGTTATCTAAAACAAGTGTAAAAAGGAGTTACAAATGGCAATTACTTCAAACCCAACCATCCAGAATGGCGCAGTTTCTACTGGTAATGGTACTCATTCTTTTCTAAACATTTCTGCCACTACAGCAGTTAAATCTACTTCTGGTCGAATTTGTGTAGTCAATGTTATTAATGATGGCTCTGCTCCCGGTGCAGTTTATGACCACGCTACAACATCTGGATTAGCTATTACTAATGCTGTTGCAGTTATTCCTGAAACTGCTGGTACTTATGTATTTGATTTCCCATGTTCTGTTGGAATTGCAGTTCTTCCACCAACTGGAAGCACTATTACTGTTAGCTTTAACTAATTAGGTAGATATGCAGTATTACACTTACTCCCATCAAACAACTGATACTGGAAAAATTTTCTATATTGGTAGAGGATGTACTAAAAATGGTACTCAAAGATGGAAATCTACTGGTCATAGAAATGCTCATTGGCATAATATTGTCAATAAACATGGCTTTACACCAGAAATACTTGCATATTGGAACACCCTAGAAGAAGTTAATTCTCACGAAAAACTGTTAATTTCTTGTTTTAAGGATATGGGTTATAAATTAGCCAATAAAACTGACGGCGGCGATGGATCTACAGGACATATACAATCCCCAGAATTACGAGCATGGCGCTCACAAAAAATGATGGGGAACACAATAAATCTTGGTAGAAAATCAAAACTTAAAGGAATTCCTAGGAGTGAAGAAGTTAAGTTAAAAATTTCACTTACCAAGAAAGGTAAAAATATGAAAAAGGATCTATCATGGTCAACATAGTAAATGTCGTTGTCACTCAACAAGTGGCAAGCGCACCTAGTCAGCTACAGCAGACAGGAGCGTTTGTATCTCAAGGGGGTACAACTCTAGCCGCTGGAGCAACGCAACTGTTAACTCAGTCAAGTGACTTAACCAGCATCCTTAGACCTGCGACTGATATTTCCACAATTACTTGGACAGGAAGTGTAGTAACTGTTACTACTACTACTGCTCATGGTATTCCAAGTGGCGATACAGTTCAAGTTGTTATTGCTGGATGCACACCAACAGGGTATAACGGAACTTTTGCTGGTACTGCTACTGGCACAAATACTGTAACTTATCCTTTAGTTAGTGATCCGGGTTCTTCTACTGTTGAAGGTACTTTGCAACTTGCAAATACTCTTGAACTTGAAGCAATGAATAATACTTTCTTTGCTCAAGGTTCTACAGTTTCCGTATTTGTTTTGGAATTAGGAACAACTACTGTTGCTGATGGAGTTACAGCATTAAATCTTTATATTGAAGATAATGTTGGGCATCTTCCAACTTCTCCAACTCCACAGTTTTATAGCTATTTACTTCCTACAACATGGGATGTAAGCGATGCACAAGTAATGGCGGCACAATATGAAGGTACTACTGCACAAGTGTATTTTTATGTAACCACTACTTTAGCTACTTATGCTGGATGGGATGGCATTAAATCAGTATTTGCCGCATTACAAAGTCCAAGCGCACCAGCAATTGAATTTAGTACTGCCGCTATGTATTGGGCTTCTTTGTCTTATGACCCTAGTGCAAGCAATTTAGCGCATCCTTTTGAATATACCTATGTTTATTCAGTAACTCCTTATGTTTTGACTAATACTCAACAAGTAACTTTGTTGGCTAATGGCGTAAACTGGGTAGGTACTGGCGCACAAGGCGGTATTTCAAATACGCTGATTGAAGGCGGTACTTTTATGGATTTAAACCCATTTAATTACTGGTATTGTGTGGATTGGCTTTCTATTAATGTGGCTCAAGCTTTATCTGCGGCAATTATTAATGGTTCTAATTTGCCAACAAATCCTTTGTATTACAACCAAGCTGGTATTAATACCTTGCAAAAAGTAGCACAAGCAACAGTAAATAATGGTATTTCGTTTGGATTGATTCTTTCACCTGCTTCTGTAGTAGCAACTCCGTTTACTACTTATGTAGCACAGCATCCCGGTGATTATGCAACTGGTACTTATAACGGCTTGAGCCTGACATTTGTTCCATTGCGTGGATTCAGTTCCATTACGATCTACTTAACTGCAAGCAACATTCCAGTTTAAGGGGAAAAATAAATGGCAAATCCACAAATCCAACAAGGCACATTAAATCGGCTACTGGCTTCTGTAGTCTATGCCGATTTTCAGCAACTTAATGTAACATCAGGCTATTTGTCTAAAGAGGCAATTAGTTTGGCTTTTGATGGTGACACATCAATGCTTATACCAACTCTAACTGGTGCAGTTACCAGTCCAGAGCCGTATATTTTTGGTACTGTTACTATTCACTTACTNAGAACGCAAGCTCTNGGTAATGCTTATAAAACNCAAATTGAAACAAATACAACAATGGGTTCTGTAACTGTTTATCCAGATACNCAAGTATTGTCTGCATTTCAATTAAATAATTGTGTTTTGATGAGNATTAATGAAGCAACTTTTGANGGCAATCAAGCTGGATTAGTTGTTCGCTTGCGTGGTGTTTATAGTGTTAATGCTTCTTTATTTTCNGCATCNTAAATGAAAGAATAAATTGAAAATTGATCGTAATCTGAACCTTGTGATGCAGGTACAGACTGAAAGTTATGGAAAAGTTTATATTCATTCCACATCAATCAGTCGTTCTGTTTTTGAGCAATTTTATTTAGTTATAGGAAAAGTGTTTAGCCAATGCTTTGATGGCATAAGCGAAGCACATTTAGCTTTAACTGCACCACAACTTGCTTACCCCGCCCTAAAGTCTATTGCTATACAAGCAGGAACTTGGGAAGGGGTAGGTGGAGTTAAGTTTGGATTAGTAAACGAGATTATCCGTTTAACTAATATTGTAATAAATACTGAAGGTGGATGGGAAACCATTACTTTTGATACAGCAATAAAGCGTGGAATTCTGGATGATGATGAAGAACATGAAATATTAAGTTCGTTGATTTTTTTTACAGCAATCTCCAAGGTTGCACCGAGGGATTTGAAAAATTCCTTCTTGGAGATGGTGGGTGCGTTGCGAAACTGGGAACTTACATCATTAGACTCTACGGAATACAGGAATGGTTTGCCGATATTGAGCAAGAAAGAAGGTACTGGCAAGAAGGTGAAGGAATCATTAATAGTGTCTTAGAATATATAACCTATATGAATTTCGGTGAATTTATGAAAGAAATTGGCTTGCAATGGGAAGATACAGCCGATTTTAAACAGCGATATTTAATTAGGGCGATTAAGTCTAAAGCGTTGTTTTAATTACTAGGAATATAAAATGGCAATACAATCGGTAATTGAAATTGATGTATTAGACGAAAAGTTTAAAGCCTTTCAANAAGAGTTTGAAAAGTATAAAAAGTCTACCAAAGAATCCACTAAAGAGTGGAAAGAAGTAAATACTTTTATTGGTAAAGCACTTAATCAGCAAAAAGAGTTTAATAAATCCCTTAAAGATGGCGTAAAGCAACTTAAAGAAGCCGCCGCTCTTACATCTGCTATTGCTGGAGATATGGCTGGTATTGCCCTTTCAGCGGCTAAATGGGTAGCTTATTCCGTTATTGGTGGCTATACAGCTATGGGTGCATTAGCCTATAAAGCCAATGCCGTTACCAAAGAATCTAGTGCTTTAGGAATAACAAGGGCGCAATTGCGTTCAGCTAGAGTTTATGGCAATCCATATTATGACAATATGGAAGGAATGATGGGTAATATTCAAGACCTTCAATCTTCTTTAGGTGGCAGATGGAAAATAGATAGATTACTTGGCGGTGATTCTTCAAAAAATCCTTACGAAAATCTTGTTCCAATATTCGATAAAGTAAGAGAAGCCAAAGCAACTTCTGGTGGATTTGTAGATGTTGCAATGGGTCAAAATCCAGCATTTCAAAATGTATTAACAAAACAAGAAATGTTA